AGGCCGCGCCCTGATCGCCGGTCGCCGAGGCCGCGCCCTGATCGCCGGTCGCCGAGGCCGCGCCCTGATCGCCGGTCTCCGAGGCCGCGCCCTGATCGCCGGTCTCCGAGGCCGCGCCCTGATAGCCGGTCTCCGAGGCCGCCTCGTTGTCACCGGTAGCGCGCGGACCTTCGGTCCATTTCGCGCGAGCAAACACCCATGCGATTGCGTTTCGCGTCAGCTCGCCGAGGGAGATTTCCGCGTTGATCGTGATCTTGGCGGACGCCAGTTTGTTATCTGACTTATCGGTCTCACCAGACTGAGAGACAAGCGCGAAACGGCTCGTCGGCGGGTAATAATCGAAGACGGAAAACGGATGTTGATCGACGGGGCAGGCATGAAAACCATTTGAACACGCCTTGATCTTCCCATCAACAGCGTAGGTTTGAGCCACCTCAAATTGGACACCTCGACATTTCAGGTTTTGGTCAAAGCCTTTAATGCTTTCGATCACATCGACCGGAGGCGCGACCGCAGATTCCGTCGCCTTTTCCCTTTTGGAAGCCATCACGCGGCCTCCCCGCTGTGAACCTTGCTGCGAAGCAGTTCGCCCGTGATCGGCATCGCGCTGACCGGCCCAGCCCCGCGTGGCGGCGTCTTGATGAAGAACTGCTTCTGCGCCTTGTTCAGCGCCGATAGAATTTCGCTGGTCGCGACCAGATCAGCGCGGGCCTCGGCGATCAGCAGATTCAGCTTGGTTTGGAAGTCGGGCTGCATCACGCGGCCTCCGACATCGCGACCGTCGCCAGCGGCCTCGCCGACAGCGAGCACCCCGGAAACTGGTCCTCAATCAATCGGATTTCGTAGGGTTCCATCTCGTCGCTCCGTGCCGCCTTGGGCATGGAGGGAGAATAACGATAATCAGAAATTCGTCAAGTCAGAAAATACCATAAAACGAAAATGCCGCCTTTTATGGCGCGTGGCGATCCATGAGATTTTGAGGTCCCGGCTTCGCGAGGCTTGGTGCAGCGTTGTTGCAAAGGTCCGCGCAAGACGGCTCAAGAAAAGCCGCCCCTTCTTTTGCGGAAGAAGCCAGAACATTATTCAGATTCTACTTATGCCTAAAGTCGCTTTGTCTTGTGCTTAAAAATATAATTGGATGCCTTTTCAACTCAGTCCGGCAAAGGAGGCCGGCAAAAGAGGGTGCGCGCCATGCCTAGACAGCTGCTTACGTATCTGCATCTTTTGTCTTCGATGTGTGATCTTCAAGGGAAAGAGGAATTCGATCCCGACGGCCTTGATCAAGCATCTCGCGAGCAGCTTGCAAATCTAAATGAGATTTCAGAGCTTTTTCTGCCACAAAGCGCAGAGCTTTTTCTGACACGTCTTGACGCCCTAATGCATCAGCCGCGTATCGCACAACGTCCTGAGCAATCTGTCGGGGATTTATTCCGAGCGGTCTTTCAATGTCGTGATTGTCCTTCAAAAGAGTGCTTAATGAAGAAACGCGCTCCAAAACGACACTGATTAAATTGTCGTCGGCTGGCAGCGGTTCCTCCAGATAGATGGCCGCTGCCACCGCTTCACTTAATTTCAACTGGCGCTTACCAGACAGCAGCTCGCTGATGGCGCTGGGCCGCAAGCCGATAGCCTTTGCTAGCTCGCCCTTTTTTTTGTTAGGCTTGGCGAGCGATCTTTCGAGCCACGTAATTTCATCCATGATGAATAATTTGCAGGAAACAGAAAATTGTTCCATCCTGAAGATCGGAACATTTTCTGACTTGACGAACTAACGAAAAACCGAAATTACTAGGCGCCATGGAAAAGCGCCTTGAACCAGCACGCTCAATCATCGCAAAGCTTGGCGGGGAGGCCAGGGTATCCGAACTCACGGACACCGCCTTTACGGCGCCTTACCGTTGGCAGTACCCGAAATCCAAAGGTGGATCTGGTGGACGCATTCCACAGAAGCACATTCCAACGCTTTTGGCGCACGCTCGGGACAACGGAATAGATCTTCGGGCCGACGAGTTTCATGCTGACCCAATTCCCCAAACCGAAGGGGCAGCGGCATGACAGGTAGCCCCTACTGCCGCTCGGTGATCTTTACCCAGTGCTCCATATGCGAGCGCGGCCGCCTTTCCGTCCCGGCCCTTGTCGAGCTTCGTCCTGGTCGTCTCGTCTGTAGCTACTGCGTGTCCGACGCGGCTTGGTTGCTCAACGAGCATTACGCCGTTGCGCCGCGCGTGCCGACCCAGGAAACGCGGCCATGACGGTTCCCGGCGTCGATCCTGAATTTCAGAGCTTGGATGTGGGAGCGCCGACCCCTCGCGCCTCTCCCACTACCGAACGCGTGGAGGGGTCCGCGTCCAAGAAAGACCCCTCGCATCATTCCCGTTTCGACCGGGGCTTGATCGCCGCCCTTAGTGGCAGTCGCCTCGGTGTCCCTCGTACCGCGCGCAACGTTGCCTCCAATGCCGCCGCTTGCGCGCGAGGACACCAGCGGGAGGTTTCATGAGCCGTCGCGTTCACCTCGGGCCGGATCGGCCGTCCATCATCTTTGTCCTGATAGGCCTGCCGATCGCGTCCGCCGTTTTGGTCGGCGCCATCGTCTACTTTTTCTGTCTGCGTCACTGATTTTTTGCCCGCGTCGGCCTGCCGTGGCCGCTCGCGGAGCGCTTGCGTAAGTCGCTCGTATGCCAGTCCGAGGGTGGTGAAGGGTAGAAGTAAGTTTGGTTTGTCGTCTGTCTTCATGCGCCCAATAAGCATGAGGATTTTCCACAATGGCGGACAATCGTTCCGGAGTTACGATCGTGACAGATATCGCTATCGAAATGCGTGCTTCCATAATCGCTCTTGCCGGCGAGCGCGCATGGACAGAGACCCGCGCCAGATGGCTCGAGAGAGCAGCGCGAAGCGCAGGCATTTCGTTCCGGTCAGCAAAGGCGCTGTTCTATTGCGAGGATCGTGAGTCGAGAGCGTCCACCGTCGAAAAAGTTCGCCGCGCCGTAGAAGCGCAAAAGCAGGAGGAGGCCAATGCTCGTGCAGAAACTAGGGACATCCTTGAACGAATTCGATTTTTGGAGGAGCGGCTGGCGCAGGTCGATCAGGAATTTTTTGAGCAAGAGGCTCAGGCTCTCCGCTCTGCGGCACATCAATCTCAGCCATCGCAGGATTGACCAGAGCGTGGCTGTCGCGCCGTGGACTGACCGGAGGAAGTAGCAATGCCCTACGTCGAAGTAGAGGTCTATGTCGACCCATGCGAAACCTTACGCTCGCTTGATGAAGATGAGCTCCAAGCGGAGCTTGATCGGCGTCGTGCGAAGAGGAACAGAGGAGCTGATCAGCCCGCTCTCGTTTCCCTTCTTCAAGAAGACCTTGATGAAGGTTGCGACTGTCTCTACCGGGGATGCATTGAAGACGCGCTAATCCTGCTTGAGCGCATCCTGCCGCGGCCTTTCTGTCATCTGTCGCAAGACGTCGCCCGGTTCTACGCGGGGGGCCGGCAGTGACCCACGATGGCGCCTATGAGGCTAATTCTGAAGGTGTTGCCGCCGACGAGCTGCAGAGCTTCGTTTATCGTATCGAAGTTCTCGACGAACAGGCGAAGGCCCTGAATGAAGACCGCAAGGAAATTTACCTTGAGGTGAAGGATCGCGGCTTCGACGTGAAGGCCGTGCGCCAGATCATCCGCATCCGCAAACAGGACCATTCCGAGCGCCAAGAGCGCGAAGCTATCTTGGAACTCTATATGAGCGCGCTAGGAATGACGTGATGAACCGCGCTGAAGATCGCATCCAGATCGGCATCATTAAGTATTTGCGCGCCGTTCTGCCGGCGCGCGAATATCGGGTCTGCCACATCCCGAACGGGGGGAAGCGATCAAAGATCGAGGCCGCGATTTTCAAGCGCATGGGCGTCCTGGCGGGTATCGCTGACATTATCATCGTTGGTCCGATGGGTCGCTGCTGGTTTATCGAATGCAAGTCGGCCAATGGCGTCCTGAGCGAGACGCAGCGCGATTTCCAAACCTTCTGCATCGCAATCGGCGTGCCCTACGTGATCGCGCAATCGATTGACCATGTCATGGCCGCTCTCGCGCATTGGGGCATCAAAACTAGGGTAGCGGAGGCCAGAGTGGCATGACGGCTCCATCCTTTCCCACGGCCTTCGGAATCGTCAAGGCGATCGATGCTGACCACAAGGCGCAGTGCCGCCGCGTTCACGAGGCCTACGAAGAGGAAATGCAGCCGCTCCGGGCCGAGTTCCGGCGGCGCGAACATGATGCCTCGCGCCGGATGAAAGCCGCCCTAGCCGAACTCAACAAGTGGCGTAACACCGCGATCCGCGTCGCTGGCGCCATGCCCGTGAAGGTCGCTCACGTTCAGGATCTACAGCGGCAGGCCAAGGATTCGCAGCTATGAAGGCCGGGCAAGACGAAACTCGCGCCTTGAACGCCAAGCTATGGGCGCGGCATCCCGAAGATTATTACATCGAACCCGATTGGCTTGATGACGCGATCTTCGCGGCCGAGAATTTTGAAGGCCCGATCTACGATCCCGCATGCGGGTCGGGCCGGATCGTGCGAGCTGCTGCCCGCGCCGGCTATTATGCCTTGGGGAGCGATATCGTAAACCGGTGTGCCGAGTGCGCCTTCACCAAGAGTTTCTTGGACTGCGATCAATTCGTTCAAAACATCGTTAGTAACCCTCCCTTCGGGATTGCCGACGCCTTCATTCAGCATGCCCTTTGCCACGCTACACGCAAGGTCGTCATGATCCTGCCGGCGAAGTTCACATCAAGCGATCGGCGGTCCCGCTGGCTTGAGACGACGCCCCTTCGACGCAACCTTGATATCGTTCCGCGCCCATCCATGCCGCCCGGCCCCGTGATCGAGGCCGGCTTTAAGCCAGGCGGCGGCAAGGAAAACTTCAAGGTTTTGGTTTGGGAGGCCGGCTACGTCGGGGTTCCTGAAAGCGGGTGGCTTCGAAAGCCGGCGAGCGCGAAGCCAGCAGGTTCGGAGGCGGCATGACCGACGAACCCTTCATAGCCCCGTCCGCCGCTCGCGAAGCCTGTGTCGAGATGGCCTTCCTGCTTCGAAGGAGCGGGCCAGACTGTCTCGGAACAACCGTCGATAAGTACACATCGAAGATCTCGCAGATGGAAGAGATCGCGCGGTGGTTCGTGGAGGTTGAGCGGCGGCGCTTGGCGCGGGAAGCGGGGGCGCGGTCATGACCGATCGCGACAAGCTTATCGAAGCGATGGCGCGGGGTATCTGTTCCGACTTTTGCGAACCGGAGGTCCGCGCATGGACGACCTATGTTCGCAATGCCGAGGCTACGCTTGGGGCCCTGCATGCCGCTGGCTACGCCGTTGTGCCACGCCATCTCGATTCCTACAGCCGCATAGAAGCTCTCATGGTGTCGGGGCTTGATCTGTCCGCGCCCGCGAAGGAGGGCGCGGGATGAGCCAGTGGGTTCGCCTTTGGGAAGACATGCCGAACGATCCAAAATGGCGGGTCGTCGCTAAACGGTCTCGCAGGCCGGTCTCTGAGGTTTTGGCTGTCTTCGTTCACATGATGACCAATGCCGGTGCGTCGGCTGAGCGAGGCTGTCTAGACGGCTGGAGCGACGAAGACGTGGCGATCTCTATCGACGCCGAGGTTGAGCACGTAACGGCCATTCGTGAGGCGATGAACGGCAAGACGCTGGACGGCGATCATTTGACTGGCTGGGAGAAAAGACAGCCAAAACGCGAAGATGGGTCGGCAGAACGCGCTAAAAACTGGCGAGAACACCAGAAAACAGAAAAACTGAAGAGCGAACGCAAGCGAACGCAAGCGAACGCCCCAGAAGAGAAGAGATTAGATCAGAATATTTCCGAACTACGTTCGGGCGATGAATCGCCTGCCGACGGTTTGGACGAAGACCCCAAAGCGGTCCTCTTCTCGGACGGCTTGAAGTGGTTGGCGAAGAAGCAAGGCAAGTCCGAAAATCAACTTCGTCCCTTGGTCGGCCAGATGCTTCGGGACGTAGGCGGGGACGCCTATGCGGCTCAGCTTTTGGGCATATTTCGAGATGTCAAACGCGAGGGCAAAGCCGACCCGGTTTCTTGGATCAAAGGTGTCATTAGGGCGCGCGGCGGCGCTCGCGCCGGTCCAGCGTCAGTCGACGGGATCGAAGAGGCTAGGCGGATGCTGAGAGAGAGAAATGGGACAGATCGCGACAAGGCGGATGAGGACCGAGCCGGATTTGCAAAGTCCGGCGATGTTCGACCTCTTGAAGTCTTTGACGAACAAGATGGAAACCGAGGGAAGCCGATGCTTGATCTCGTCGCTGTGCGCTCCCACTGAAGCGCAGCGGCAGTTTCTCGTCAATCGACGTAACGACTTGGCAGATGCGCTTTGCTCGCTGGACTCGGAGCGTGAAACGATCGTCGATACGATCTTGGAGATGTTCTATTGTTGGTCGGAGACGCGGCGTACGGAAGCCGACAAGCTCGCTCGCACAGCCTCAAAATACGCTGAGCATATTCAGGACAAGCCGCTATGGGCGATCAAGAAAGCTTGTGGCGTATTAGAGCGGATGGATACCGCATGGCCTCCGTCGCCCGGTGAATTGCGTGCTCAGGTCATCAAAGAAACTCAGCCCTTAATTGACGAGGCTGCGGATCTTCGTCGGCTACTAACAGCGGAAGTCTACACTTCGACCAAGCATGGCGATGAAGCCAAGAGAACCGTAAGGCAAATTGCCAACAGCTTTATGGACAAGAGCGGGGTCGGCGCTCCGCTGCGAGCTGGTGACTATCGCAAGAACCCAGACGCAGACGCGGAACGGGCTTTAGCTGAGTTCAACGTTCGGCGGAAACTCACGATCAATCATGACCAACCCATTGAAGTCTCGGATCGGCTGAAAGCCATGCTGAGGAAAGAGGCATGATCTTCGCGCTGGTCCTCGTCCTGATCCCCGCCGCTAGCTACGTTGCCAGCCTAAGGTCTCGCCTATCCGCGAAGACCAACACGATCATCCGCCTCAACGCCATGCTGCGCCATGAAGTTCGCAAGCGGATGGTCTTGGAAAAGTGCCTCGCGCTCTACGCCGTTCCCATGCCGGAAATGCCGGACGAGGATGATTTGCTATGACGCGGTCCTGTCCTTCTTGCGAGGCCTATCAAGAAAAACTCTCCGATCTGCGCCGGCTGTTCCTCGGCGACGGAATTGAGTTTCCCATCGAATGGCGCCTGACAGCCAAGGACGAGATCGTGTTGCGCGTTCTGATCGCTAGGGGCGTTGCCAGCCAGGATCAGCTATTCGCAGCTCTATACCGCGACGAAATCGATCCTCCGGTGTCCCTTGTCGTGGCCCAGCGGGTCTCCCGCCTTCGCAAGAAGGTTCGGTCGTTTGGCCTGACGATCTTCACCAATCGGTCTCGGGGCTACGCGCTGGAAGATCACCAAGTTTGGAAACGCAGGCTGGGGCAGGGGAACGCGGCTGCATGAGCATTTTCGATCGCCGCAACGTCGTCATTATCAAAAGGGGCCACATCATGGGTAAGAGGGGACCGAAACGAAAGGAGGGGTTTGTCAGGGAGCCCAACGGACGAGCGGATCGCCGGACGCAACAACAGCGGATCAACGATGCGAATGCGCGCGATATTCAGCGTGAACAGTCCGTTGTTCTTGCCCAACCTCATCGCAGAGGAAATGGTAGCCCGCTGTGCTCATCTGCTTTGGGCCGATTCTGTCTTCGCGCCGGCTGTTCCATGGAAACGTATAGCGGTGTTGAGGCCTACGCTATAACGTATCAGCGCTGGCGGGTGGCTATCGGTAAACCGCCAGGTTACGACAAGGTGTCGTCGATTGGCTCAGGGGAAGGTCCGAGCCCCGAGCAAATCGCACGTTGGCGTGCCCGTCTTGATGAGGTTGAGAAGTCGCTGGTCAAGCAATTTCCTGCGCCAATCGTTGGTATGGTTGTCAGACTAGCTATTGATGATGTGGATCTGACCGAATGCCAGTTCGAAACTCACCATCCTCACGTTCGTCGGGCTTTCGGTGAGGTGGGGATATGCACAGGTTTTTTGGATAAAAACCCCCATCCTTTTTAGCGTCACTTGACGAATCGGGATTATTTTTGCAGTCATCATTTTCAAGATCGAAGTTTGCGCGTCCAAGTAGTGGCGCAGTGGCGATTATCCCGCTGACGTACCAGATCGAAAGTTTTAGGTAATGCTTCGACAGGCCGGCGCTGATTTATTGAGGAAGGATGGCCTCGACTTTAATGAGGAAGGTCATAGCCCGGTCAGCAAGTTCGGTGATCTCAGTAACGAGTCGAATCGCGTCCGCTTGGTTAAAGCTATGATCATGAATAAAGCTTTTCCCGGCTTTGACTTTGATAGCTACAGACTTGAACGAGCCGTCGCTAAGCTCCCACGCCGCACCATGCATGAGGTCGTGTCTACGATGGCCGATGTCTTTGAAATTGATCGCCAGAAGACGTCCTTCTTGTTGGACGGCTTTAAGCGCCGGTACGTCACGAACGGCGCGCTTTAGGCACTCAGTTCGACTTTCCAGATTTAGCGGCGTGCAATCCTTGATCGAAGCATGTTGCACACAGATGATGCGTTGGTTCGGTCGGATTCACTCCTTCCTTCAAGCGATAGCTGAACGAACCCAGTTCCCATTGGTGAAGGTCGTAGCGCTTCTTCTTTGCTTCCCATGCTTCAAATCCAGCCACCTGTTTTTTAAGATCGCCTATGGTCTCAACCAGCGTCGTTTGCGCTTGTTGTGCGGCCAAGATGCGCTCTTGCAGTTCAATCACGGCTGCGTTGCGTCGGGCAGCATCGTCAATGTCCTTCAATCCCTTCGCGAGATCGAACGCGGTCTTAATTGCGCCCAATCCCGCAATTGCTTCTGCGACCATAGCCTTCCTTCTCTTACTTCGATGGCTCCCAAATCTTCTTCTTAGGCTTTTGTCGTCATTGTCAATTCAAACTTAGATAGGAAATAGAAATGGCTCGCCCTAAAGGCCTGCCTAAAACGGGCGGCCGTACCAAAGGCTCCAGCAACAGGCGCACCAAGGAAATCGCCGACCGCATCATGGCGGAAGGCATCACCATGGCGGAGATCATGGTCGAGGCGGCTAGAGCCTTATGGCGTAGCTCTCTCGGTCCTGATGGCCAAGTCATCAATTTAGAATTGGCGACGGAAGCCGGTGAGCTAGCGGTCAAAGCCGCACCGTACTTCCATCCGAAACTGGCAGCGGTTGAGCATACTGGCAAAGACGGATCGCCCCTTTCGCCCCCCGTGTTCAACGTGAGTTTTGGGCCTGACATTGGCGAAGACGATTGAGACGATGAAAGCGACGGCAGACCTTCGCTTTCCTCCTAAGTTCGCGTCGCTCTTCAAGCCGGCACCGTACAAGGTTTTTTACGGGGGGCGTGGTTCCGGCAAGAGTTGGTCGATCGCTCGAGCACTTCTGATTGAGGCAACACAGCGAAAGATGCGGGTGCTTTGCGCTCGTGAATTTCAGACGACCATGAAGGACTCGGTCAAGAAGCTTTTGGCAGACCAGATCGAAGAGATTGGTCTCACGCCTTGGTTCGCCGTTCAGCGTGATACAATCTTAAGCTCAGTCGGCAGCGAGTTTCTGTTCAAGGGGCTTCGTGTTGATCCCCAAGGGGTTCGGTCTATCGAAGGCATTGACCGGTGCTGGATCGAGGAGGCCCAGGTCGTCAGTGAGGAAAGCTGGCAGGTTCTGATGCCTACGCTCTTCCGCAAGGAAAGATGCGAACTCTGGATCAGCTTCAACCCGGATCAAGACACAGACCCGACCTACAAGAATTTTGTTTTACAGCCGCCGCCAAAATCAATCGTTCAGAAAGTCGGGTGGGAAGACAACCCGTGGTTTCCTGAAGGTCTAAACGATCAACGTCGGCATATGCTGAACGTTGATCCAGACGCCTACGAGTGGATCTGGGGAGGTCATTGTAGACAGATTTCCGAAGCGGTCATTTTCCGCAATAGGGTATCGGTCGAAACGTTCGATACACCGGAAGGAGCCCGGTTCTTCTTTGGCGCCGATTGGGGGTTCGCAGACGATCCTGCGGTTCTCATCCGGTGTTGGATCAAAGACGACTGCCTGTTCATTGATCACGAGGCGTTTGGGTATCACGTAGAGCTAGACAACCTTTCGGCGGTCTTTGACCAGATCCCCGAAAGCAGGCGATGGCCGATCAAGGGCGACAGCGCCCAGCCCATGCAGATCAGCTATATGAAGCGGCAGGGCTTCAATATAACGCCTGCGGACAAATGGCCTGGCAGCGTTGAGGATGGCATCAACCATCTGAAAGCGTTCAAGCGGATCGTCGTACACGAACGCTGCAAGAATGTGGCGCAAGAGTTTCGGCTGTACAGCTACAAGACGGACCGGCTCACGGGCGACATTCTGCCGGTGATTGTCGACAAACATAACCACGGCATCGACTCGCTGCGGTATGCGCTTTCGCAATTCATTCAGGGTCGGCGGCCCATGAAGATCAGCCCAGATCTTCTGCAACGGGCTTCGAGTCCGGGGGCATTTGCTCGCTCAGGACGATGAGATGATGAACAGCAAAACAGCAGGAAAATATTAGCTGTGACCGCTGTTAAAGCCAAGCCTCGCGGGAAGCCTTTTCAGAAAGGGCGAAGCGGAAACCCTGTTGGTCGGCCGAAAGCGGCGAAAGCGTTCAAGATTACGCCGGAGATGCTGGCCTATGCCAAGCGTTCAGCATCGCCTGCGCCGAACCCGTTTTTTACGACGGTTAAGCCGCCCGAATCCGTTGTGGGCTCGGCCCCGACGATCGCGCAAGATCAGTGCATCGGCGATGTCGTTAGTTGGGCTGGCGGCGCATATCCGGCCGGTGTCTATGGTAGCATCGGCTACCAAAGCATCAACTACGCCTATCTGAGCGAACTCGCGCTCATTCCGGAATACCGAAAGGTAAGCGAGATCATCTCAACCGAGATGACGCGGCGCTGGATCAAGATTTCCGCCAAGTCCGACGATGACGACAAAACGGATGAGATCAAGCAGATCTACGACGCTCTGGATCATTTCAAGATCCGTGACAAGTTCCGGGAAGCGGCCCAGATCGATGGGGAATTTGGCCGCGCTCACCTGTTCATAGATCTAGGGGAAATCCAAGGCCCCGAGCTTATCACGCCGATCGGCAACGGTCGCGACGGCACGAGCAAAACAAAGGTCACGAAAGGCTCTATCAAGAGCTTCAGGACGCTTGAACCTTATTGGATCTACCCGTCCACCTATAACAGCACGAACCCGCTGGCGCCCGATTTCTACAAGCCGCAGGCATGGTTGGTGAATGGCCAGCCGGTTCATCGGACCAGGTTGCTGACGTTCGTCGGTCGCGAAGTCCCGGATATCCTCAAAGCCGCGTACCAGTTCGGTGGCTTATCCCTAACGCAAATCGTTCAGCCGGCGGTCGAGAACTTCCGTCGGACACGCCAGAGCGTTTCGGACCTAGTGCATTCGTTCTCGGTCAGCGGGCTTTACGGCAACCTCGAGCAAGTGCTCCAGGCCGGCGGCGACGGCCTGTTCAACCGGGTCGCGCTGTTCAATCAGACTCGCGACAACGGCGGGATGATGGTTCTCGACAAGGACACGGAACAATTTTTCAACGTCACGACCCCTCTTGGAACGCTGGACGCGCTACAGGCTCAGTCGCAAGAGCAGATTGCGTCGCTCGCGGGCATTCCGCTGGTGAAGCTGACCGGAATCACTCCGTCTGGGCTCAATAATTCGACGGGTGAAGAGATTAGAGTTTACTACGATTGGATCGCCGCCTATCAAGAGCACCTGTTTAGCGCCAACCTTGATGCGGTGATGGGCTTCCTCCAGCTCCATCTATTCGGGGAGATCGACCCGGACATCGTCTACTCGTTCGAGCCTTTGTGGGCCATGAACGAAAAAGAGATAGCCGAAATCGCCAAGATCAAGGCGGAAACGGCTCAGATCCACATTGATACCGGCGTTATTGCTCCCGAGGAAGAGCGCAAGCGGATCGGGAACAACCCTGACACGGATTACCCCGGCCTAGATGTCGAGGACATGCCCAATCTTCAGAGCGAAGAGGAAAGCGGGCTTGTCATCCGAGGCGAGGAAGGCGAAGCTAATCTTGAAGCTGAGCGCGGGAGTAAAGCGTGATCGACATCAACTGGCACGAACTTTTTGGCGGGGCATCAATGGCTGAAGTAAAGCCGGTCTACCATGTCTTCTCCCCTTTGGAGAAAGGCAAGGTTTTGGAGCGCGTGGTGGCCGATAGCGCCGCCGAGGCGCTGGAAAAAGCCAAGGGCATCCTATCTGGCGTTGAGGATCTGTTTGTCACCGGCCCGCACGAGCATGTGGTGGTCGAGGCCGTGGCCGATGCCGCGCCCCATTCGGACGAATAAAGACAAGATCCTCCCGCCGATCCGACCCAACGTCGGATTGGAAATAGCTTATCGCAAGAAGCTGCTCGCGCTCGTTGACGAAATGGCGAACAGCATTGTCTATTGGTTGAGTGCATCCTACCGTCAGAATGAGCCGTTGATCGCTCAGGACGACCTGCCTGCGAACGCGTTACGTGACGCGATCCGCAAATTGGTCAAGCGGTGGAACGATCGCTTTGACGAAGCCTCGGAAGAGCTTGCAAAATATTTCGCACAGAGTACGGCGCAACGTAGCGACGCCACGTTACGCAACATTCTGAAAAAGGCCGGAATCGCGGTCGATTTCAAAATGACTCGTGCGATGCGAGACGTTGTAAATGCCTCGGTGGCTGAAAACGTTTCGCTCATTAAGTCGATTCCCCAACAGTACCTAACGCAGGTTGAGGGGATCGTGATGCGGGGCGTCACGACCGGGCGCGATCTTGCCCAGATTACGAAAGACTTACAAGACCGCCACGGTGTGACCAGGCGCCGGGCTGCGTTTATTGCCAGCGACCAGAACAACAAGATCAACGCAGCGATGACGCGAGCGCGACACTTAGAGCTTGGTCTTGAAGAAGCTATATGGGTGCATAGCGGGGGCGGCAAACACCCTCGCGCTAGTCACCTTAAGGCGGGTAAGGACAAGCAACGATACGACGTTAAGTCAGGATGGTTTGATCCCGAGGTCGGCAAGCACATTTCGCCCGGCGAGCTGATAAATTGTAAATGTGTGAGCCGGGCCGTAATTCCTGGTTTTAATTCGTGAAGTTCAACCTGCTTTCGCCATGCAGCGACGTACGCAATCCTAAAAGGAATAGGGATGACACGAACCGCCTCTTCAAGCCTCGCGTTTGATAAGGCGACGGTACCCGTTGTCATGAAGCAAGACACTATCGCGCTTGATCGCGCAAGCGTTCGGTCGTTTGATGCTGACGGCCATCTACGCGTCGCGGACAATCCTATTTCTAAAGCGGCGATCAATCCTTATCGGGGTTCGGAAATCCCTCGATGGCGAGAGCATGGTTTAGACCCAGACAAGATCTACAAGCTGCTTCGCGATCCAGTTGAACTTGAAAAGTCGGCGGCTAGCTTTGACGGCAAGCCGCTTTTGTTCGTTCACAAGGAAATGGGTTCTTCGGACCACGACCATTCAATCGTCGTCGGTTCTGTCAGCGCTCCTTATTGGGACGCTCCTTACCTAAAGGCCAAATGCCTCTCAGTTTGGACCGATGAAGCAAAGCGCGCGATCTCCGATGAGACGCAGCGGGAGCTTTCAAGCGCCTATCGATACGATCTGGACCCAACGCCAGGCGTGTATCAAGGCGAAAGATACGACGGCGTCATGCGTAACATTTCGGGGTCGCACGTTGCGATCGTGCCTGAAGGCAGAGCTGGTCCCGACGTTCGGGTCTACGATTCCATGGAAGGACTTATATCAATGGCTAAAACCGCTGCGCTCTCCCGCACGGCATCCGCTACGCAGGTTGCGCTGGCGGTCTACCTGCGGCCAAAACTGGCAACCGATGCGAAGCCTGTCGACTTCACGCCTACCGTCAAGGGCCTGACTCACAAGAACTTCAAAGAGAAGTGCCCGTCGATCATCGCTGACATCAAGCGCCAGACGATAGGCAAACTCGCCAACGACGCTTCGATTGAAGACGTGGCGGAAGTTCTGGAGGCCTTGGCGCCGATCCTCCCGCAGGACGACCCGGAAATGCCGGCCGCCGACGACATGGAAGATGACGACGCCGCCATGGATGACGACGACGCGGCTCTCAAGGCGGCCCTGAAGGCCAAGGGCTACACAGACGAAGAGATCGAGGCGATCTGCGCCAAGACGGTCGCCGCCATGGATGCCGACAAGGACGATGAAGACAAGGCCGACGAAAAGCAAGGCAAGGAAGACAAGGGCAAAACCGCAATGGACCAGCTTAAGCACATGGTGTCCAAGGCCGCCATGGACGCGGCACTGGCCAAGGTCGCCAGCGAGACCGAACGTCGCGTCATTCAGACCCAGCGCGACATTCGCGACGCTGAGCGCGCGGTTGAGCCTCGCGTAGGTCAGATCAAAATCGCCTGCGATAGCGCCGATGACGTTTATCGCGCTGCTCTGAACGCGATGGGCGTTGATACGAAGGACCTTCCCGCTGGCAGTGCCCGCGCGGTCTTCAATGCCATCCCGGTCACGCCGGCCGCACCGGCTCGCAACAAAATCGCTCAAGACGCGGCAAGCGCCGAGGGCTTCACGAAGCGCTATCCCGGCGCTGCCCGCATCGGTCACGCGTAACCCGCGCAATTCAAGGAGCTTACGAATATGCCTTTTCCCAGCATTATAAATTCCGGGCCGGCACCGGCCGTAGAAGGCGACTTCTGCGACGCGAACCCGCGCTCGTCTGTCAACGCGGGTCCGTTCGGTCTCGTTGCTGGCACCAACTGCATCATCGGCCGTTTTTGCTGGACGACCGCGCCCACGGATTTTGACGGCTTTCCCGCTATCGTCAACAGTAACGGCGTGGGGCCGGTGACGGGTTTCCTGCATCGCGAAATGCAAGGCACGACGACCGCATTCCTTCAGGAATACGGCATGACCGTTGTGCCCGGCATCGCCGTCACACTGTCGAAGTCGGGCGGCTATTGGGTCAAAAATCGGGGCACCACGCAGGCGCTGCCTGGTCAGTACGCCTATGCGAATTACGCCGATGGGTCTGCTTATTTCGCAGCGGCTGGCTCTGGTTTGTCGGCATCTGTCACCGGCGCCATCGCCGCGTCCACGGCGTCTGTCACCGGGTCGATCAGCAACAACGTCCTGACGGTCACGGCAGTTGGTTCGGGCACGCTGGTTCCCGGCGGCACGCTGTCTGGCACCAACGTTGCGACCGGCACGCAGATCACCTCTCAGATCAGCGGCACCACGGGCGGCATCGGTGTGTATCTCGTCAGCATTCCCGAACAGACCGTTGCTTCCACCCCGATCTCCGAGACCTACGGCACCTTCACGGTTTCGGCCGTGTTGTCCGGCGTTCTCGGGATCGGCGATGTCTTGTCCGGCACAGGCGTTACCACGGGCACGGTGATTACCGCGCTCGGCACGGGGACCGGCGGGGCGGGAACCTATATCGTTTCTCCGACCCAAACGGCCAGCAGCACCACCGTGACGGCTGGCACCAGCGTTCAGACCAAATGGGTCTGCATGTCGAGCGGCCTTCCCGGCGAACTCGTCAGGATCAGCTCGACGCCGAACGGCTAAAACTGATCATTCCTTAAACCCGAACCGGCTCCCTTTTGGGAGCTTTTTTTATGTCTCCCGGATCATTGCCCGATCCGTCAAAGCTTACTCATTCGGTCCCTTGGGCAAGGCCGCAGCCAGCGTCGGACGACGTCGGCAACCCTTTGATGGAGCCCTCACAAATGAACCTTCAGGAAGCCCGCAGCAACTGGCTGCAGGACAAGCCTCAGCTTGAGGCTCTTGGCGTCCACTTCGCGGAAGTGACGACCTACGCAACCCCGGAATCCAAGCGCGACTTCACCCTCGCCTTGGATGCGCAGCCGTCGCTGACCACCAGCACCAGCGGTTCGATTCCGTCAATCCTCACCACGTCGATTGACCCGACGGTGTTTGAGGTTCGCTTCGCCCCGACGAAGGCTGTCGAGGCCTTTGGCGAGATGAAAAAGGGGACTTGGCTCGACGACGTCATCATGTTCCCGACGCTCGAACATGCCGGCGAAGTTTCCAGCTATGGCGATTATGCAAACAACGGCACAGCCAACGTCAACATGACGTTCCCGCAGCGCCAGCAGTACCTCTACCAGATCATTGAGGAATACGGCCAGCGCGAGTTGGAGCGTGCCGGGCTCGCCAAAATCAATCTCGTTGCCGAGAAAGACAAGGCCGCCGCCGATATCATGAATCGGTTTGAGAACTACGCCTACTTCTTCGGAGTGCAGAACCTACAAAACTACGGGCTTGTGAACGATCCGGCGCTAGGCGCGTCCTTGACACCCTCCACCAAAGCCGCCGGCGGCACGACCTGGTTCACGGCAGGGGGCGCTCCAAATGCGACCTCGATCGAGGTTTACGGCGACGTGCTGGCCACGATCACACAGCTCATCAACCAATCGCAGGGCGTCGTTTCGCCCGACGATCCGATGGTGCTGATCCTGTCGCCTGGCTTGGAAATGGCGCTGAAGTTCGTCAACATCTACAATGTGAAGGCCGGCGAAGTCCTTAAGGACAATTTCCCGAACCTCCGCATCGTGACCGCCATTCAGTACGGCAAGCAGAGCACCCTGAACCCGCAGGGCGTTAACGGCGGCAACTTCATGCAGGTGATCGCCACCCGCGTGCAGGGCCAGGATACGGGCTTCTGCGCCTATTCCGAAAAAATGCGTGCCTTCCCCATTATTCCTGAGATGTCCGCGTTCAAGAAGAAAATCGCTGGCGGCGTCTGGGGTGCCATCATCCGTAACCCTTGGGCCATCGCTTCCATGATCGGAATTTAACACATGGGTCAGAACGACATCAGGACAGGCCAGCCGATGCAGAACCGTCAAGAGACGCATCGGCATGGCACGCAATCGGGCGACAAGGTTTTCGTCGCGTGCAAGCTTCCCAACGGGATTATCATCCGTGGGATGAAGAAATCCACGGAGCGAGAACCTGTCATGGGTGGCGGCACGCGAGAGTTCGAAATCTACCGCCCCGATGGTCGTCAACACACCATCAAGGGACCGGCTGTTCGTTTCGGTGAAGCCCCGCCTTTTCTTGTCGGCGGCTACGCGTTTACCGACTTTGTCGACAAGGATCTGTATGACAACTGGTTTGAGGCGAACAAAGACCAAGACATCATCACGGATGAAATCGTCCACGCGGAGAGCACAAAGGAAGGCATCCGTGATTGGGCGGCCAAGCGCGCCACCGTCATGAGCGGCTTCGAGGGGATCGATCCGGCAAATCCCGGCAAGGTCATTCGCGGGATTTATCAGGGCAGTCGTTCGCTCTAAAGGAAAGATAGCATGACGGATCATGAAACTGTCAACGTGGGATGCCGGGTCGGCAACGGCGTTCTACTACGCGTTTTCGATTGGATTGACTCAATGGAAGCGCCGGGCCTGAAGGTCGCGCGTGAAATCGGAATCATCCCGCTGTCTGGTCCGGTTGCGGATCATGGCGAGAAAAGCGGCCCCGCCCCGCTCGAATCCGTCAATGTCGTTGATGCCGATCTGTTCGAAAAATGGTTGGATCAGAATCAGCAAAGCGACTTGGTGACGGGAGGCTTGGTCTATCAGATCAAGAGCGAGCCGGTTCAGCAAGAGCCGGTTGCCGAAGAGCATCACCCGGAAGAACCGGAGCATGAGGAAGAAGAACCCGAGCCCCACGAAAAGTCCGAGGACTAATCGCCATGGGAGCAGTGGCTTCGTTCAATTACGCAGCGTGGATCGCCAGATATCCGGAGTTTGCTTCGGTGTCATCCGGCCAAGCCACGATGCTGTTCAGCGAAGCAACGCTCTACCTCGCCAACGATGGGTCCGGGCCGGTCGCGGACGCAGGGCAGCAGCTTACCTTGCTGAACATGCTGACGGCTCATATTGCCGCCCTGTACGTTGGCGTAAGCGGCCAACCGCCATCTGGTTTGGTCGGCCGGATTAATAGCGCCACGGAAGGCAGCGTCAGCGCAAGCGCGGAAATGCCAGCGCTTCCAGGTTCAGCCGCATGGTTTGCTCAGACGCCATATGGCATGTCGTTCTACGCCGCTACGGCACCTTATCGCTCCATGAGATACATTCCAAGCGTTCGTCGGGGCCACTACCCAAGCGCGGGCTATGGCGGCTATTTGAGAGGCTGGTAATGGTTACGCTGACGGGTGGCGACAAGTTGCAAGCCCGGCTACGCGAGATAGCCGAAGGGCTGTCTAAATCCTCCACGCTTTCGGTCGGTTTTATGTCCGACGCAACTTACCCCGATGGCACGTCTGTTGCCTTGGTGGCTACCGTCAATGAGTTTGGCGCACCTTCGCGAGGACAGCCCCCGCGCCCATTCTTTCGAAACATGATCGCGGCTAAAAGCGAAGAATGGCCGGATGCGATCGCGGATCTGCTCGTCAAGAATGATTATGACGCGGATCGTACGCTAGGGCAGACGGGCGAGGGCATCAAAGGGCAGCTTCAGCAATCGATCGCTGACTTCAGTGAGGTTCCTCTGAAGCCCGAAACCGTGGCGCGCAAGGGCTCGGATAAGCAGCTTGTCGAGACGGGAACGATGCTAAACTCAGTCACCTACAGTGTTGAGTAGGCATGAACCTACACTCGATCGCATCACGCTCTATCAGTGCCATCAACCCGATGGTCCCGATCACGATCCAGACGAGCAATGGCTACACCACAAACCCAGATGGATCGCGCGTTCCTGCCTATAACGCGTACGTCAGCGTTTTGGCGCAATTGCAGCCTTTGGCTTATGGCGACTTGGTCAAGATCGAAGGCCTGAACATCACCGCGGAACGGCAGAAGGTCTACGTCTCGGGGGACTATCACGCTATTGTCCGCGTCACCCAGAAGGGTGGTGACCTCGTGACGCTGCAAGACGGCTCGATCTGGCTTGTCGTCCAGGTTCTGGAAGACTGGCCAAACTGGTGTTCCTTCGCCATTGTCAGGCAGAATGGATCGTGACGCCCACCCCGACGCAATCCGATGTGCAAACGGCGCTTCGGGCTTTTCTGATGTCCGTTCTACCTTCTGGCGTGGATGTGGTCGAGGGGCAGGACAACAGAGTTTCGGAGCCTTCGGATACCGACTTCGTCGTCATGACCACGATCTTGCGCGAAAGGCTCAGCACCAACTTTGACCAATTTCAGGATTGTTCATTCATTGGGTCGGTCTCTGGCGCGACGCTGACGGTAACGAGCGTCAATTTCGGCACAATCCAAGTCGGCAATACACTGTTTGGTGCTGGCGTGTCCGCAGGGACGACAATCGCGTCTCTCGGAACCGGTACCGGGGGCACGGGCACCTACACGCTCAGCGCCGCCCAAACCGTCACGTCTTCCAAGATGGCGGCCGGCACGATCAAATACACGCAATCGTCAAAGTTCACGGTGCAGCTCGATTTTCATAGCGCTAACGTCGGGGATTCGTCCGACATGGCCGAGACGGTTTCCACTCTGTTTCGAGACGGCTACGCCACGGATTATTTCGCGAGCGTGAACGCCAACGTCATCCCGCTGCATGCCGACGAGCCGCGTCAGGTCCCGTTTCAGAATGCGGAAAGCCAGTGGGAAACGCGCTGGATCGTCGATGCTAAATTGCAGGTCAACCGATCCGTAACGGCGCCTCAGCAATTCGCGGACCAGCTGCAAACAGGCTTGGTCGCCGTCAACAACGAATACCCGGCTTAGCGGCCAGTTCTTTCAAGAAGTTCAGAAAATACGCGCGGAATGGCCTTGGCCGTCCGAATGAGGAGTCTCGGCCTTGAGCACGATACCGGCAAGCAATATCGTCCAGATTATCCCCGGCGTCCTTTCGGCCGGCGGCAGCGGCCTCATCTTGGACGGAATCGTGCTGACAAACAGCACCCGCATTCCGATCGGCGCGGTTCAGGCTTATCCGAACACCTCGACGTCGGTTTCCGCCGTCTTCGGATCGGGGGCCAAGGAAACCAGCATTGCAAGCGTCTATTTCTCGGGTTATCTGAATTGCACGCAGCTGCCGCAATCAATTCTTTTCGCGCAATACAATCAGACGGCGGTTCCCGCCTATCTACGCGGCGGCCCGATCAACACGCTGACCATCGCTCAGCTTCAAGCCATCTCCGGCACCCTGTCGATCATCATTGATGGTTATACGTATTCCGCAGGTTCCTTGAGCCTTTCAGGCGCTACGAGCTATTCGTCGGCCGCCGCGCTTATTCAAACCGCCCTGAACAACACGCTTCCGTCCGGGGCATCTGTCACCGGCGCCATCGCCGCGTCCACGGCGAGCGTTACCGGCACGATCGCCGGCAACGTCATGTACGTGACCGGCGTGACGTCGGGCACGTTGCAGCCTGGCGCGATCATTTCAGGCACGGGCGTCACGGCCGGCACACAGATCCAATCGCAATTGACCGGCACGACGGGAGGGGTTGGAACCTACGCGGTTTCTATCTCACAAGTCGTGTCCAATGCGGTCACGATTTCGGCGACCTATGGAACCCTGACGGTTTCGGCCGTCAGTTCCGGGACGCTTTCGATCGGGCAAACCCTTTCCGGCACAAACGTGACCGCTGGCACACAGATTTGGGCGCTCGGCACCGGGACGGGACTTGCCGGTACTTACATCGTTTCACCAAGCCAGACAGCTACCAGCACCGCCATCACGGCGACCGGCAGTGCTCTTGTGGTGAGCTACGACTCGGTCTCTGGCGGCCTTCTCATCACGTCCGGCAGCATCGGCACTTCTTCCACGGCCGCCTATGCCACGGGCTCAACGGCGGCTGTGCTGTGCCTGACGCAACAGACGGGCGCGGTCCTTTCTCAAGGCGCCTATGCGCAGACGCCATCATCCTTCATGAACGGCCTGACGGCCATCACCCAGAATTGGGCAACGTTCATGACGGTCGTCGATCCTGACGGCGGATCGGGGAATGCTCAAAAGCAGCTTTTCGCGGCGTGGACAAATTCTCAGAACAACCGTTATTGCTATGTGTGCTGGGATGGCGACGTCACGCCGACACTGACGGTCCCGGCCACGACGTCTCTCGGGTATATCCTTCAGCAGGGCAATTCTTCGGGAACCTGCCTGATCTACGATCCCGCGAACGCCAACAATATCGCGGCCTTTGTCTGCGGAACGGTCGCCTCGATTAATTTCAATATCGCGAATGGGCGCATCACGACGGCGTTCAAATCGCAGACCGGCCTTATCGCCACGGTGACGAACGCGACGGCCGCCGCGAACCTGGCTGGCAATCCGCTCGTGGCTGGCAGCTACGGCAACGGGTACAACTTCTACGGCGCCTATGCCACGGCCGCTCAGAACTTCGTGTTCTTCAATCGGGGCACGGTCAGCGGTCCATTCCTATGGCTCGACTCCTACGTCGATCAGATCTGGCTCAACAACGCGTTGCAGCTCGCTCTCATGAACCTGCTCGTGAGTTCAAACTCGATCCCCTACAATCAGGCAGGCTACGCGATGATCGCCACGGCGGTGCTGGACCCCGTCAACGCAGCGCTCAATTGCGGCGTCATTCGCGCTGGCGTGACGTTGTCCGCCAACCAGATTCAGCAGGTCAACCTGACCACCAACGTCAACGCGGCGCCGATCCTTCAGCAGCAAGGATGGTACCTGTCGATCCAAGACGCGACACCCCAAGTGCGCCAAGGTCGAGCTTCGCCCCCCATGGTCTTTTATTACTGTGACGGTGGATCGATCCAAGCAATCAACTTGCCGTCTATTGAGGTCCAGTAATCGGGTCCATCGAACGAATTAGGAGTTTTCAGAAATGGCCTCGGTCACTTCCGCCAACGCAATTCTAACATTGAGCATAGCGGGCTTGTTCAATGCTCCCGTTCAGATCCAAGGCTTTCAGACCGACGACGTCTATAGCGTCGAGCCTTTGGACGCCGCCGAAGTGATGATGGGCGTCGACGGCGTGCTCACGGGCGGCTTTATCCATGTCCCCGTGACGGTGGGCTACGCTTTGATGGCCGATTCATCGTCAATTTCTTTCTTCGACACGTGGTGGCTGGCTCAACAGCAGATCAACGATCTGTATTTTGCCAACGGTGTAATCCGGCTCAAAAGCATCGGCAGGCTTTACACCCTCACCAAGGGAATTCTCAAGACGTACCCGCCGATCGCCGACGGCGGCAAGACCCTCAAGGGGCGAAAGTTCACTGTCACATGGCAGTCGATCTCCCCTGCGCCAATTTAAGTTAATAGGAGACCCGGTTGAGGAAAAGCGCGACTGTCACGATCCGGGACGAGGGACGGGACAAGGGTAAGGTTTTCGTCTTGACGGAAATGCCCGCTGGTCAAGTGGAAAGATGGGCATTTCGTGTTTTTTTGGCTTTGAACAAGTCGGGCGTGGATATTCCAGAAGAGATCGTCGAGTCGGGCCTGGCAGGCCTAGCTTCTTATGGACTTAAAGCCATTTCGGGGCTTCGCTTTGAGGACGCGGAACCGCTCCTTGAGGAAATGATGACCTGCATTCAAATCAGGCCAGATCCTAAGCAGCCTGACGTTCTCCGATCTCTTTGGGAAGAAGACATCGAGGAAGTCGCGACGCGGTTGCGTTTGCGCTCGGAGGTCTTCAAGCTGCACGTGTCTTTTTCCGAACCCGGCGGCGGTTTGACGACTCCCGGATCGACGTCGACGGGGACTCATTCGAAAAATACCGGAACGTCCCATATTCCATCGGCGCCGTGATTTCATCGGGCAAAGCAAGTCTAGCTGAGATGAACACGGTTTTGTCGATCGAGGACGTGTACGATATCCTAGAGGTCATCTCAGTGGACGCCCGCAATCGCGAAACGATGATGAAGAGATCGCCAAGTGGCTAACGTCATTGACGCCCTTGTGGTCACGCTCGGGCTAGACCCGAGCGGTTTCTCTAAGGGACAAAAGGCCGTCTCGGAGGGACTTGCAAAAACCCGGGACGAAACGGATAAAAGCAAGAAGAGCATCGAGGGCTACGGCAAGTCCGTAAACGAAACCTTCGAAAGTATGACGCGGCGCGCGATCACTTTCTTCGCGGTGCTGGCCGGTGCGAAAAGCATTGAGGAATTCACGACCAAGATCATATCGCAGGACGCCGCCTTGGGGCGCCTTGCCGTAACGCTTGGCGTGCTGCCGCAAGACCTGTCCGCGATGACCGGCGCGGTGGAGCGCAACGGCGGATCTGCGGAAGCGGCGGCGTCGTCATTTAAATCGCTCTCGGACTCGTTCGAAGACATCAAGATCAACGGCAATAGCGGCATCCTCCCGATGCTGTACAAATTGCAGGGTCTGACCGGCGTCAATATCGACCGGATGCACGGGTTCTCCGCTGCGTTGCCGGGAATCGCCGATGCGCTGAAAGCCCTCAAGGACGCCGGGCGCGACGTTGATGCGGACTATTTTGCCAGGTCCCTAGGTCTTGATGCGGAAACCGCCATCGCCCTAGAGCAAGGCTGGGCAAAATTCCATGCCGATATCGAACGATACAAGAGGGAAAATCCGCCCGATCCGACTTGGGTCAAGCAAGCTCAGGAACTGACGGAAGGGTGGAACGACGCGAAGAAAGCGCTTCAGGGTTTTGGTCGCTATTTTGTCGAGACGTTCAGCCCCCTGATGCGGCACGAGATGAGGCTGCTGGTCGATATCCTCCACGGCGATCTGACCAAGATGCTCGGAGACTACAAGAAAATATTCGGCGATTTGATAGGATATTTGACCGGCGCTTTGGGCGCCATCGGCGACCTGACTAACAACTTCTATCACAAACTTTACGGCAAGTGGCTGTTTGACCCGGCCGCACAAGGGCCGGGCGGCCCCGCTGATAACGACGACGCTTCGGGCGGCCCTCGCCTGCCAGGCGCGGGTGGCACGGGACTCCGGAGCCGGCGCGGCGAGGGGGTTGGAAATGACGCGATCCGTCAGCGCGGCTCGGCCAGGATCGGCAAGCTCGCTCAGTCCGGCAATGCGAAAGCGGTAATCAATGAGCTGCGTAGCGCCGGCTACAACGATAATGCAATCGCGGCCGTCGTAGGCTCTATGCAGACTGAAAGTGGATTGAATCCTGCTGTACCAGAAAATGCCTATAATCGCGGCCATCATGGCTTGTGGCAATGGGACAGTACCAGATGGTCTAAGATTTCCGCTTGGATCAGGTCGCGGGGAGGAAATCCGTGGGATGCGTCGTGGCAGGCAAAAGCATGGATCGCAGAGCACAACGCGAAGCCCGGTGACGCGATCTATGATGGATCAAGCACCGCAGCTGGGGGCGCGATCCTTAGAGGCAATCCGACCTTGCCACAGGCCGTTCATGGCGTCCGGTTAAGCGAACGTTTCGGCCCTGGCGAAGAGGGCGGCCGTGCCATCAAAGCCGCGAACTGGTTGCCGCTAATCTCCAAACCTGATGCACCCCTTGTTCATATTGATCCAAAACCAATATCCATTTTTGGTGATCTCAGCGGGGCTGCCGCCGCCTTTCATCGGACCACGAATAACAACGCAAGCACAGTGACCAATTCGAGTTCAACGAACATCGGCACGGTCAACGTGCACACCCAAGCCACGGACGGCGACGGAATCGCCAAAAGCATTAAGCCGGCTTTGCAGCGCCATTCGTTTGCTATCCAAGCGAATCATGGCCCTAACTAAGCACCACACTGTCGGCTAGGCATCGGCATCCCAGCGGCTCGACGCCGCCGCAACACTCTCAAGACGGCTTCTGAAACAAAAGAGTTGGGTATGGCCTTGCATGTTTCGGTAACCCAGTAGTCAACCACGCAAAGGCTCCTAAAGGTATTAGGATCTCCCTCGTCATGCGATTGAATAAAGGCTACTATTTTATCTCGGGCGGCCGTGTTGGAAAACATCTTAGCGCTGTATTGGCGGCAAGATATTTCGGGTAAAGCTCTGACCGACGCTTATGTTTCAGTCAAAGAACCCGCCGATGCGCTCTGCGCAAGACAAAGCATTGACGCAATAGCTAAGAATTTCATGCTGCGCTCCTATTAAGGCAACCTTAATGGCGTTTCTAGTTTCGGTTCCCAACGTTGCCGGGGTACCTCCTGTCAACTTCGCGCCCGACTTTACTTCGGTCGCAACGACGCTCCTGACGGCCGACACCTTCGACATTTTCGGGCTTTTTGGAACCCAGTGGGGCATATACCTTGATGGCGTGCCTGTCATCGTGGCCGATACGGTAATCGCTTTCGACTATCGGCAAGATTGGACAATCGCGGATTACCCTCTTGAGGAGGGGTCATTCGAATCCTACGATAAGGTAGCGACGCCTTTCGACACGCGTTTTCAGTTTATTGCGGGAGGGGGCGCCGCAAACCGGCAAGCACTCCTTGACTCGATCGCCGCCATCGCGGGCGATCTCAATATCTACGACGTGGTCACTCCAGATTCCATTTATCCGAGCGTCAACGTCAAACATTACGATTATCGGCGAACCACGACGCGCGGGCTTGGCCTGATCACAGTGGATGTCTGGTGTACGGAAATCCGAGTCGCGACGGCTTCATTTGGCTCCACCGCATCCCCCACGAGTGCCCCAAACGTGGATGGAGGCCAGGTTCAGCCGACCGCGCCCACAAGCACCCAGACGACGGTGTTGCCAACGGTCAAATCGGTAGGCTTTCAGTAGAGAGTAGCGCCTTTGCTGATCATCCCCCTAAAAGCCGTCCCGTCACAGTCCCTCACGGCCGTTCTCGAAAATCAAATCTGCCAGATCAACCTTCGAACGACGGCGTTCGGCCTTTTCATGGATCTCTACGTTTCGAACGTCCTGATCGTCGGTGGGGTAATCTGTCAAAACCTAAACCTGATCGTTCGGGATGCGTATTTGGGCTTCATCGGCGATTTTACTTTTATCGACAATCAGGGCGCAACAGACCCGGTCTATACCGGTCTTGGGCTTGCAGGCTCGCGGTATAGCTTGGCTTACCTTTCACCCGCTGATCTAGCGGCTAGCTGAATGGCTTTCGTCCAGCGCCTGATCAATCTTCAAATATCAATGGCGAACGGCGTCTTCGACGGGGGCGGAAATTCGGCAACCCTTGAGGGTCTGCGGATCGCGGTGGAAATTCAAAATGCGAGCCCTCCTTCTCAAGGGTCTCTCGTCGCCGAAGTATTTGGCCTGCCGCTTCAGATGATGAACCAGCTGACGCGCGTGGCGACAAGCCAAAACGCGACAGCGAATAACACGATCATCGTCACAGCCGGGGACACTCAGGCTGGCATGATCACGATCTTTCAGGGCTACATCAATGTAGCCTTCGTAAACGCTCAGGCGCAACCGCACGTCTCGTTTCACATTGAGGCAACGGCAGCATCTCTTCCCGCCGTAACCCCAATTCCTCCGACCAGTACGCAAGGCAGCGGCGATGTCGCGACGATCATGGGGCAACTCGCTCAGAAAATGAGCCTTGCGTTTGAAAACAACAGCGTCTCGGTCAAATTGTCGAATCCCTATCTCTCAGGTTCGGTTCTGACCCAAGCCCACACGCTTGCTGAACATGCCGGCATCGGCATGGTCATTGAAAACGGAACCTTGGCAATCTGGCCGGCTGGTGGATCAAGACAAGGTGCGACGCCGACAATCTCGCCTCAGACCGGGATGGTAGGATATCCCGCTTTTACGCAATCCGGGATCATCGTTCGGACCATCTTTGACCCGACGGCGCCAATAAAAATGGGCGCGAATATTCAGGTTCAAAGCGACCTTACGCCAGCTTGCGGAACTTGGAATGTCGTTCAGCTGGATTACAGCCTCGAAAGCCAGACGCCACGCGGCGAATGGTTTTGCATCGCGAAATGCACATCCGTGGGGACGGTCCCACCATGAGTGACACCAGCAGCGAGTCGGCATCCAGTGGCTTTTTCGGCTTCATGGGAAATGCCGATACAACGAACGAGTTTAATAAGCACTCATTTCTGGTAGACCAGAAGCTGATGCGTGTTCGCACGAACATGATGGTCAAGATTGTTGCGGTGCATGCCGATCCGAACGGAGGGCCACCGACAGTCGATGTGATGCCGCTCGTCAATCAGGTCGATGGCATCGGAAACAAGACCGATCATGGCGTAATCTATGGGCTTGTCACGCACCGCGCTCAGAGCGGTGACTTCGCGATCATCAATGATCCGGTCGTAAACGATATCGGTTCTATCGCGGTTCACGACCGGGATATTTCCTCCCTCAAGGCGAACGGCGGCGACCAATCTAACCCCGGCTCGATGCGGCGTCACGATCCAGCCGATGGAATGTTTGTCGGACAGACGCTCAACAAAAAACCCAACCATTTTATTCAGGTGACGCGCGACGGAAGCGGAAACGTCACCGGCATAGCGATTACGTCACCGGCCGGCCTGAATTTCAACGGTGTCAAGATCGACACGAATGGAAACCTCAGCACACCAGGTAGCATCCAAGCCGGAACGGGAACGGGCGACAGCGTGACGCTCCAGCATCACATTCATCCTGGCACAGCCCAGCCAGTGGCGGGGACATGACGAATGCAGACCCTGCTGCTGGACACTGTTTCCTGGGACCTCGCTCTTGATGTCAACGGCAACATCGCTGTTGCCAGCCCTCCCTACGCACTGGCGCAAGACGCGGCGAGCGCGGCTCGAACCTTCTTAAACGAGGTCTATTACGCCACTGCGTTCGGAATGCCTTATTGGGAGCAAATCCTTGGGCAGCTGCCGCCGCTATCTCTGGTCAAATCAAAATACGTCGCCATTGCAAAGACGGTACCGGGCGTCACCGGAGCCAAATGCTACCTTAACGCCATTCATAAAAGCCGGCGTCTGACGGGGCAGATTCAGATCACGGACGCAGCCGGAAATCTGTCGGCGATCGGCTTCTAGGGTTTTTGCATGACATCGACCAACGTTCCTGCTCCTACCTTTGGAGCCACGGGCTTTGTTGCGCCGACGGACGCCGTAATCCTAGATGGGGTGATCGAGGATATGCAGACCGCCTTTGGGGGCGGTCTGAACCTGGACTCGAATGTCCCCTCATCTCTGACGACGCCGCAAGGCCAGCTGGTTTCCAGCACAGCCGCAATCGTAGCGAACACGGATCAGGCGTTTCAGTTTCTGACGCAGATGTTCGACCCAGCTTATGCGTTCGGACGATATCAGGATGCGCTGGCGCGGATCTACTTTATCGCGCGGGACCCTGCTAAACCCACCGTTTTGCAGATCCAGTGCATCGGACTTCAGGGCGTTGTCATTCCGGTTAACGCGCTCGTCGTTGACCCTTCCGGCTACAAATATTATTGCACGACCACAGGTACGATCGGTGCCGGCGGTAACATCACGCTGGCCTTTGCCAATCAGACACCTGGGCCAATAGCGGCGCCAGCTTCGGTTTCGATCTACCAGTCGATTCCCGGCTGGGACAGCGTCACAGTTTCGTCGAGTGTTGTCGGGAACGACGTAGAGTCACGTGACGACTTCGAGCACCGTCGCCAACTCTCTGTCGCCCATAACTCTCTTGGCTCTCTTCCTTCAGTCGTTGGGGCGGTCCTCAGCGTGAACAACGTCATTGATGCGTTCGTCACAGAGAATGTCTCGAATACGTCGCAGACCATAGGGGGCGTTCTTCTTAATCCCAACTCGATTTATGTTGCTGCGGTTGGAGGCGCGTCGCTCGACATCGCAACGGCGATTTGGCAGCACAAAGCGCCGGGGTGCGGCTACAATGGAAACACGAGCGTTACGGTCTACGATACGCAGTCGGGCTACAGCCCACCTTATCCTTCGTATCAGGTTTCTTTTCAGGTTCCATCGTCGCTTCAGATCGTTTTTGCCGTCGTCATTAAAAACAGCGGTCTCGTTCCAAGCAATGCCGCGACCCTAATCCAAAATGCGATCATAGGAGCATTTGCCGGGACGGATGGATTAGGCCGCGTCAGAATTGGCACGACCGTTCTTGCCAGCCGGTTCTATTCTCCTATTGCGGCCCTGGGATCATGGGCGCAGATCGTCTCAATTGAGATTGGCTCAATCAACGCGTCGAGCGCCAAATTCGCAGGTGCCATCAGCGGAAATACGCTGACTGTCAGCTCGGTTACATCCGGCACGATTGCGATAGGCCAGAGCCTTTTGGATGCGACCGGTACCGTCGCGGCCGGTACCGTCATTCAGGCATTGGGAACGGGCACGGGTGGAACGGGCACCTATACGATCAACAATTCTCAGAAAATTTCGACGGAGACTATGTATGGCGTTTCGCCGACCCTTTTTCAGGTCGGCGTCAACATCAACCAGTACCCCGTCGTATCGGCCGCAAATATCAGCGTGACGACGGTTTAGATCGTGTCGGGACCTCCGTATCCGCATCCTAATCCCGCGCCGGGGTCAACCGGCATCGGTGAGTTTCAGATCGGGATAAGCCCGATCGGGACGATTCCTCAATTCGATCCATGGGTGACGGTTCTTTCGCAATACGCCAATAGCCCCATCATCACGTCGCTTATTCTTAATCTGTTTTCCTATGTTGACCAGACACAGAACCTAGACGCCTTTTTCGACCTCATAATGAATTTGGACACCGCTCAAGGCTATGGGCTAGATGTCTGGGGGCGCATCGTTGGCGTCAACCGGGTGCTCCAAGTCGTCACAAACACATGGTTTGGCTTCGCCGAAGCGGTCCCTGGGGACGATGGTTTCAATTACGCGCAAGCCAACCCTTCGACACAGGGCGGCGCGCCGTTCTATTCAGGCACCAACCTGACCAGCAACTATGCGCTGTCGGATGAATCCTACCGCACGCTGATCATCGCCAAAGCTCTTGCGAATATCACGACCGGTTCTGTGCCTGCCATCAACAAGCTTCTCCTGACGCTCTTTCCTAATCGCGGCAATTGCTACGTGACGGACGGTGCGCAGGTTTCAAATTATTTTGGTTTCGCAGAAGCGGTCAACGCAAGTGGCTTCAATCAGGACGCTTTCTACAACAACGAACAAGTCTCAACGATGAGCATCCAATACGTTTTTCGTTTTCGCTTGTCGGCCGTCGAGCTGGCAATTGTCCAAAACTCCGGCGTTCTTCCGAAGCCAACTGGCGTTTCGGCTTCTGTTTTGATGGTCTGAAAGGCCGAAAGATGCTTTCGACAAACATACCTGCAAAGTTTACGATCCCGTGGGCTTATGCCGCTGGTGGCAGCTACATCCGGCAGATCCCGACCAACTCGCAGATCGGGATTACCAACGGCGCGGCGTCGCTGACGGACGGGTTCGTTCCGCTCAATTTCCAACCGGTTGGTGCGGGTGGTGTTCCACCGTTCGGTCAGGATGCGAACGGAATTCTAAACTGGGTCACCCTATGGAGTCAGTGGCAGGCGGCCGGCGGACCTGTTTATTATGACTCGGGTTTCTCGGCATCCATCAGCGGCTATCCAAAGGGTTCCGTTCTTCAGTCCACGACCCTCGGAAAATTCTGGCTGAATACTTCTGACGGAAATACGACCAACCCAGATAGCGGCGGGTCGAACTGGGTTTCATGGTATGCCGGTGCGCAAGGAATCTTCATCGGGAGCGCGACCGCCGGCACGTCCACGGCACTGACCACGACGCTTTCCCCGGCGCCTAATGCTTTGACAAACGGCATGTCGTGGCGCGTTCTTATCGGCACCGTCAACGGCCCGGCCGCAACCATTAATCCGAATGGCCTTGGGGCCGTTCCAATCGTCATAAACGCCAACGGCAGCACAACGCTCGGAAACGAGCTGGTTGCCGGCGAATTTGCCGACTTTATCTATGACGGGATAAGCGCGCGTCTTCTCAATCCCGCGATCCAGGCCTTTCTGGCCACCAAGTCGTCAAATCAAACGATCTCCTTGACCACAATGACCGACGTGACGTGGACAGGGACAGCGCCAAATTTCGCATCGTGGGATAACACAAACCTTACGTTCACGAAAGCAGGTCTTTATCTCGTCTCAACTTGTATCTCGACAAACATTTCGACGAACAATACGGGATACGTGGAAAGCGATGTCCATCTTTATGTGAATGGTTCCGACGCGCAGGCGTGCAACTGGGTTGGTTATTATGCACCAGGAACGAGCGCCATTGGATCGCCGCGCATTTCCGTTCTCATGACTTTCAATGTCGGTGACGTTCTGAAAGTCAGGTCGATCATGACGGGAACATATGCGACCAGCTGTAGCATCCTGGGCGAACCGTGGAATTATTTTCAAGTCGCGCCGTACCTATAAACAGAGACAATCATGGACCTTTCTCTTTACATCGCGGCTTGTGAAGACAAGACCCTTCCCGAGCTGTTCGGCGGTCAAAATCCGCCGATTAAACTTGAAGCCGCCGCTGGCGGTTTACCGGTGGTCATATCGTGGGATGAGACACGCGTCGTCATGAAGAAACCGACGACGGAGCAAATTGAGCAGATCGTTGCAGGCACATTGAAACCAGTTCCTCCACTCGCGACTCTGGCCACCTCGCTCGTTTCGGCCGCGTCTGGTGTCTGTGCCGACATCACCACAAAAGTCAGCCCCGATGTCACGCACCAGAATGCCTATGTCAACGCAAGCGCATGGGTTGCAGCGAACGGGGGAGCACCGCCATCCGCCGATCCCATGAAGACTGCGTTTAACGCGTTAGCCGATGAATTCGGTCAGACACCGCAGAATTTCGCGTCAATGGTGGGGGCGTTGGCAGCGGTCTCCTTGCAGCTCTCAGCGTCCCTCGCGGCGCTTGAAAAGTCGGCTTATGCGGCAAGCTCAGTCGCCGACCTAGCGGTCGCTGCGACCACGTTCGAAACAACAGTGAGTTCCATCGTCACGGCCGTTGGGGCAACCGGTGTCAAAATCACTCCGCCGGAGGCGATATCAATCACCGGGATTAATGCGTAATGATGAAATTTAGGCGTCTCGCGCTAGGCTTTGGCGTATCGGCCTTTTCTGTCACGCATGCCCTTGCCCAGTCTTCTCCGAACTGGACGTATGGGTTCACGCCGTCCCCGGCGCAGTGGAACCAGGCATTCGCCAATAAGCAAGACGCGCTCAACTACACGCCCGTCAACAAGGGCGGCGATACGATGGTCGGGCCTCTGAGGCTCTATCCGTCCACCACGGCAGGAGCAAGTCTTTCGATGCCGCCCGGCGCCGCGCCGGCCTCGCCGTCGAATGGGGACATTTGGAATACCACCGCGGGATTCTGGCTTTACATCAACAACCAGGCCCTCAACCTGTTCGGGGGGACAAGCGTCGGCAATCCCGGCACGGGTGGCCTAGAGGCCTTGATGCCGGTGCAGACCGTTTCTGGTGCCAGCAAGACCTTCGCCACAGCTGATCTCTATAAAGAAACACGCCGTTCGAACAGCGGTTCGGCCATGACGGACACGTTTCCAGCCTACGGCGCTGCTGGCCTTATCAACGGTACGCGGATTGTTGTCACGAATTTTGATGCCACGGCGTCGGATACCGTTACTGCGGGTTCAGGGACGACCATCAATGGCGGATCTACAGATGTGGTCGGCCCCGGTCGAGCCATCCAGTACGTCTACGATCAGCCGAATCTGACATGGCGTCGGTCCCTTAACACCGGATCCGCGCTTCTTTCCGCCAACAATCTGAGCGATGTCGCCAGTGCGACAACGGCTCTTGGCAATCTGAACGGCCTGCCGAAGTCTGGCGGCACCATGACGGGTGCTTTGATTACCGTGGCCTCTGGCACGGGCGCCGCCGGCTTTAACATTCCCCCCGGAACAGCGCCGACGTCGCCGAACAACGGCGACAGGTGGACGACAGCAAGCGGTGTCTTCGCGCAATATGGCGCGGCAACGCACCAACTCGCTCCAACGGATTCCCCGGCTCTTACAGGATCGCCTACAGCGCCTACGCAAGGGCTGGGAGATAACTCGACCAAACTCGCAACGACCGCCTATGTGGCTACAAACGCGGTTTCTGCGGTTTCGCCAGCCTTTAGCGGGACGCCGACTGCCCCGACCGCGTCGGTGGGCACCAATACGACGCAGCTCGCGACGACGGGGTTCGTGTTCGCCAACACCCGCGTGCTCCTCTCTACGTTAAGCTGCGCCACGACCACCAACTGCAATCTTGGTGGCACGATGACGGACACAACGCATATCACCGCAACCTACAGCGAATACGATCTGGTCGTCGAAAACTGTTTGTCGAATGCAGCGACAAATCTGATTATCCAAGTCAAGGTCGGGGGGTCGTTTCAGACGACGGGGTATGTAGGAACCGCGTCCGCTTTTCAGGGACCAACCGCTACGAGCGGGACGACCTTTACAACGGGCCTACCGCTTTTCTACAACACTAACAGTGCGACAGTTCCCGCATCTTCAACAACCCATTTTAGCAATCCGACTGGGTCAGGTATTACGACGTTTCAAGGCACGGCGTATATAGTAAACGCGAACTACACCGAGTCGTTCGGTGGATACTACGCAACTGCCGGGGCTTTGCAGGGGTTTCAAGCCGGCTCTCAAGCTGCCGGATTGTTAAACAGCTGCACGATCAAGTTATATGGGTATAATTAAGCGGCATTTTTTCTAAAAGAAACCATGTTGAATCATCAATTGGAAAATTTGGGTCTCTTCTGTAGAAAAATCCATAATCCACCAGCCTAAGATCAGGGTAAAGGTCCATCATGTCGCCGGCGAAATCGCGCTTAAAAAGCTTCCCCGCGTGACCTTGATAAGTAACCTCGATCGGCGTCGGATTGTAATATTCAACCATAAGAATATATCGCTTCGAGGCCGTGTAGATTTGAGTATAGGCAGTCTGTAACAGCTCGGGTGCGATGTGAATAAGAACCCCGCACGTGAAACAGAGGTCTACCGGGGTCGCATTGACGGGGTCGAGCAAGGAAGAATGAAACGCTGTCAGCCCTTGAATGGCCGATAGTTGCCCAAAAGCCTGTGCGTTGATTTCGATTGCTTGAAAGTCCGCGTTCGGAAACAACCTTTGAAGCGCCAGGATGTTCAGTCCGACATTTGCTCCTAGTTCACGAAAAGAACGCACGCCATTAGTTTTACGAAGAGACGTCGCAAAAATTATTGTTTTGGACGCAAGTATCTCGCTGCCTGTATTTCGTTGAATATATTCATTCCCAAATTCTCCCGCCCAGAACTTTTCCTGATCCGTGATCATACTTCCCCCCTCTTGATGCCGCACTCCGTCGAGGCGGCCGCATGTCGTCGCCCTCATTTTTATAGCCGCTGCTCGCTTGCACGCAACAGCATCTGTTCGGCCCAAAACCCCCTTTCGCTTGGAGCCCGCCGATGGCATCCCATACTCGCGCGGCTGCCTGCCTGATCGCGGCAAGTGGCATCCTCGCCCAAGCGTCTCCGCCAGTCGGTCTGTCCGGCGCTTGCCAGACCATTGGTCCCGGCATCTACATCCGCACAAATGGCGGCGCGAACATGTCCGACCAGGTGATGCCGGGGGGCGCCGGATCGGTCATTACGCTGATCAACGAGGATGCTACCGGCATCGAGGCTTACAAAGCTGCTTCCGGGAAAATCCTCGGGTCTCAGGCAAATGGATATGACTACCTTTGCCCAGGGCAGAGCGCGACTTACCAAAGCGACGGGACCAACCTCTATCCGCTCGCCAAGCCGTACAGATGCAAGTTTACGGCCGACGCCGCGTTGCAGATTTCGAGTTCAGCCGGATCTGCCACCAACGACGGGCTGAACGCTCCTCTCGCCGATCCGACGGCGGCTTATGCGCTCGCCCAACGCGCGTTCGATATCGCGGGCCACCGGCTGACCTTCAATATGGCGGATGGAGCGTACGGGCAGATTCTCGTTCACGGCCGCATCGACGGGATGGCCTTTGGAGATCGGTTTTCCTCGAACGTCAACTTTATCGGCGACATGACGACATGGGCGAATGTCGCGCTGAATACGACGCAAAAGCTAGGGACGATCTATGCCGACGATGACGCTGTCGTCGGCTTTTCCGGCATGAAGGTTTCGAACAGTGCGCCGACAAATGGCAACGATCTTGTCGGTGCTTTCGGGGCCAAGGTTTTCTACGGGAAGATAGAATTCGGTCCGGTCAATGCCGGGTATAACCACGTCGTCGCAATGAACTTCGGCTTTGCGTCGCAGGTCGACGACATCGTCATCAGTTCCTCTGCCGGATGCCACGCGATTGAAAGCAGCGGCGCATGGGAGGCCGGAAGCTATACCGCCAATCCCATCCACACGACATTGAGCGGTACGCCGAATTTTAGTTCCGGTTTCCTCTGCGCCCAATACGTCGGCACTGTCGTCATGCAGTCGCCGGTTCAATTTCTCGGGACTTCCACAGGGCCGCGCGGCGCGGCTTTTCTTGGCGGGATTATCAATACGGGCGGTCAGGGACTGCCGGGCACTACAGGTGTCGGCGTGAGTTGGGGCGGCCAATATTTAGGCCCCTGAGTGCAACCCCCTAGAGCAATCGAATTTTCAACGTTTTGTCTCGTTCCGCACGTCGGCCGAGCAAAAACCCATCGGAATTAAAAGGGACGGTAAATGTTCGGTCGCACCTACACCGCCGCTCAAATCCAGGAGGCCTTTGACGACATCCGTTTCTGGTTGTCGAAGGGCGCACCGATCTGGGTGGCCGCTGCGTGCGCGGGAAGTCATGACGGCGAAGATAGTTTCAACGAAACCCTTCGTGGCGACAACAAAAGCGCAGGGGGCATGTCGCAATGGCATGCGGCCCGTCAGCAGGCGATCCTAATGAACACGGGAATCGACGTTTGGACCGAGCCTGTCGAAAAGCAGCGCGAGGCCATGTACGCGGAAATCTCGGAGCCATGGAGCGCGTACCGGCATGTGTGGTCCGCGCTCATGGCCACATCCGACATTGTCGGTGCCGTCACGATCCTTGTCGAGAAATACGAGCAATCTTCGAGCCAAGCGCGGGACATCGCGCGAAGGACCGATCTCGCGAACGATTGGCTCACCAAGTTTCAGGGGGCACCGTCATGACCCGCATGCTTCTTGCCGCGACGTTGCTCCTCATCCTCTGCGGGTGCGGCGTTGACCCCTTCGTCTTCGAGGACGGCGGCGCGCCCCATCATCAAAAGGCCCGGCCATGACGCTCCCTCAGTATCGTGGCAAAGTCTACACGCGCCAGACCTTCCTTGAACGCGTTGCCGCCTTGAAATGGCAGAAGGGTTGGCGACCGTCCTACATCGTCCAGCACTCGACCGGCGCGCCGACGTTGTCCGACGTGATGAAAGACCCGAACAACCATCTGTCGCGCTTGCTCAACATGGAGCTTGATTATGAGCGCCGGCTTCACTGGACCCACACCCCGCATCTTTTCATCTTTCCGCCGTATCCGGGTCAGGATGACGGTCTGATCCTTGAGATGAACGACCTTGAGGTGCGCGGAACGCATTCGAGTTGCGACAACGCGAATTCCATCGGCGTGGAGCATGTTGGCTACTACAGCCCCGGTCATGACGACTGGAGTTCGGGAACCGGCGCCAAGGTTCGCGACCTAGGCGTTTTTGCCATGGCCGCGCTTTACAAGCAGATGGGAATCGACCCTGGCGAGCCGTTGGTGCTCCACCAGAAGGGGCATCACTTTCATTGCATGTGCAAGGCCGATGGGCACTCGATCTGCCCCGGCCCCGAGATCGATCGCGACGATATCGTCAAGCGACTGCTGGCCGAAATAGCGGCTCAGAAAACCCCCGTTTCTACCGCACCCCCATCAATATCTTAGGACGATCTGCCATGAACGTCAGTCTTTCACTCCCCTCAAAACAGATGCTTATCGCGGCGGGTCGCCATGCGGTGTCCTACACGGCCGGCGCCGTTACAGGCGTCGCGGGCCTGTTGCTCTTTGCCACCGCGACCCACATCATCAGCGCGGATCAGTCCTCGCAGATCACGTCCGGTCTTACAAACGTCGCGAGCGGCACGAAGGCCATTGTCGATGGCATCGGCACTCTGGCCGGCGGTATCATGACATTGCTCAGCGTCGCCTCCGGTATCTGGGCAGCGTTCTCCGCGAGTAGTTCGTCGCAGGCCGCGTCGATCATCAGCAATCACCCTGGCACCACGATTATTACGGACCCAGCTCTGGCCGCGAAGGTGCCGTCCGATAGCGTCGTTTCGAACACGACAACCGTTGCGGTGCCGAAATGATGGATATCCTTGGCGCGATCCGAGTCGGGGCGGCCGCTCTTCAAATGGGCCTCGACCTTGACGACTGCGAAACACTCTATACCGCCTATACAGCGGTCAAGGGCGGCACGTTCTCAATCAAGGACTCCGCGACCCTTACGAAAGAGGTTGCGGCTCTGGGAAGGGTTGCCCCGATCGTCTCGTCGCTCTTGCAGGATAAGACGCAGGGGCCGCGCTTGCTCGCGTTGCTGGCGTCACTCGCATGAGCGCCGTCGCGATTACCGACATCATAGGCGTGCTGAAGGTGCTCTCGGGCTACGACTTTCAGGGCGCCATTGCCGCCTTCGAAGGCCAAGACGACGAGGTCAAAATCGACGAAGCCCTTCTGACTTTGGAGGATGCCGCGAAGATCGCCGGGCTGTTCGTCCCCGAGGCCGCGACGGCTGCGGAATGGATAGAGGTCGTTCGGATCGCGCTGCCCATCCTCGCGACGGCCAACAAGGAACTTCCGGGCCCGCACGTGCTGCGCCCTGGCGAATACGAGGCGTTCGGTCACGTGTTCAACGGCACACTTATTCAAGGGACTTTCACATCATGAAACACATCGCAGCTTCACTCGTTATCGCCGGCTCTCTCTCCATGGGAGCATGTGCGCAGGTTGATCAATTCGAAACGTTCGTGACCTCGCCAAAAACACAGGCGACGGTGGCTATCTTGTCTCAGGCAGCGGTCGCGATCATTTGCGATATCTCAGCCGTCGCTTCCGTGGCCTCTACGGTTGAGTCAGCGGCCCAAGCCGACGCTTCGGTCACGGGCACGACCGGCAAGGTGCTAGCGGCTTCCGGCGCGGCTTGTACGGGCCTTGGCGGCCTCGTTGGCAAGACGATCACGGCTCCGGCCGGCGCGGCCGTCGTCCAATGAGCGGCTATGTCGTGGCAACCCTCATGTGGTGCGTGGCCGGTCTCGTCTGTCACAGCGAGCCGTCCATGACGCACCGTCGCGATTGTGGGAAGTCGATCGCCGGCCTCGTGCAAAGGGATGGGCAGTGGCTTCAGGCCACCGCTCGAATCGTCTGTCGATAGGGGCGAAAACCATGCTGAAGATCGTCATCCTGATTTGCGCCGCGTCTCTCAATCATTCGGCATGCACCATGGAAACGGCGCTGGACATCGTGCAATCCATGAAGGTCTCGACGCCTCAGCAGTGTGGCTTCATGAGCCAGGCGATGCTCGCGCCGACCGCGATCATCCCAGATCCAGACAAGCAATACGTCAAGGTGATGTGCGTGCATGTCCCTGAACAATTCGCGGGAGGTTAGGACGCGATGCGTTTTGATCTTCCATTGGAGTTTTATCGAAGATGAAGAACCTCGGCACCCGGATTATCTCTGGAATCGTCGATCATTTGCGCACGCGAGCGGCGGAATGGGTCATGGCGGCTTTCAGCGATCTTGCCGTGGGAATCCAGCTCCTACAAAGCAGGGCGAGCGTTCTCGATTCCACCCATGCTTACACTCCGCTGAAAATCGTGGCGACTGAAGACGCGTGGGGCTTCGCGGCCGTAGGCATAGGCGTAGCGTGGGGTATCGCACTTTTTCTGAACGGAACCTTCGCGTCATTTCGGCGCGCTTCACCGTGGACGCGCGCCGGATGCGCATTGTTGACGGCCTCATATCATACGATGTTCGCGGTCGGGATGCGGATCGGCAATCCGGACGGTGACGGTTTCATCATGCACGGCGGATGGGCGGCAATGGCGATAATTTACTGCGCCATCATCGCTCGCGAGCTTAAAGCTGTAGATAAGGAAGCACAGATATGGCGCCGGAACCGGCTGCAGCCCACGACTGGTACACGATAGTGAGCCCGGCGATCGGCGCGGCCTTGGTGGCGCTGTTGGGCGCCGTTGTGGTCTACGCGCGAACATCTGGATTTAGACTCGCCGATGCCGACGATCTCTCCATGTTTTCGCGAGGATCATCACTCATGGAAATCTTGCTCCGCATCGACGCGAACGTGGCCGAGATCGTGAAGATCAACCTCACCAGGGAACGCCTCGCCCAAGAGGTAGACCTTGAGGAGAGAATCGCCACTCGGCTTAGGCAGGAACTCGCGCGGCCCGGTCCGAAGTAGAGCAAATCGTGTCGTTCAACCTTGAACCAAAAAGGCCGTCCTGATGACCGCGACCACAACCATCACCGTATCGGCCGGCACATGGACCGACTTGGGCGCTGGGCCGCTACAGATTCAAACGAACGGCCTGGGAGGGAGCAGAGCTTGGTGAGTACTTCCACGCGACCTGCGACGCTCAGGCGACCCGAGATAGGGTTTTTGAGACCATTTTAGGCAAATCATTCACGGTGCAAGCCACCATTATGGAGAAGTCCAAAGCACAGCCGCAATGCAAGCTCTCAAAGCCATGCTTCTATAAGTACGGCTACTATTATCATTTCAAACATGGTGTAGCTAAGCGGCTTAGCTCATCTAGCGAAACACTTGTTACCACGGCTTCTCTAGGCACTAGAAAAGAAAGAATTGCTTTTGAGGCTGCCGTCAAAGTCGTGATGACTCAGACGAAAAGAGGCGCGTGGAAAGCTGATTTCATGCCCTGTCATGCTGACCCTTGTTTGCAGGTCGCTGATTACTGTGCTTGGGCAATACAGCGCAAATGGGAAAGAGGCGACACGCGATCATATGACCTCATCGCCGACCGTATCGACTACGAATTCGACCTGTGGCAG